CTGGAACGAGATGGCGCCCATGGCGGCCAAGGCCAAGCTGTTGACCGAGGTTGACGTGCAGGCGTTTGCGATGGGATGCGTGGCGATTGCTCAGTACCGCCTGGCCACCCGCCGCACGGGGGAGGATGCGGTCAAACGCAAGCTAGCGCAGGACAAGGACGGCAACAACTTTTCCGACGACGACGGCAACCCGGTCTACGCTGGCGAGCACATCAACCCATGGGCACTCGTCCAGAGCATGACATTCAAACAGGCCATGGCCGTGTTTGACAAATTCGGCATGACGCCACAGGCCCGCACGCGCATTGCGCTGCAGCCACAAGGAGATTTGTTTGGCGGCGACAAAGCAAGGTCAGCGGGCTACTTCAGCTGATCCGGTTTCACGATACGCCAAGGGGGTAGTTTCAGGAAAAAAGATTGCAGGCCCGCACGTGCGTGCCGCGTGCCAGCGCCACTTGAACGACATGGCCACGGGCGCCGAGCGCGGCCTGCGGTTTGACAAGGCCGCCGCCCAGCGCGCAATCGGCTACTACCGCGATGTGCTGCGCCTCAACGGCGGTGAGTTCGAGGGCCTGCCCTTCGTGCTGCTGGACTGGCAGCAGTTCATCGTGGGCAGCTTGTTTGGTTGGAAAACGGCAGACGGATACCGGCGCTTCCGGGTCGCCTACGTGGAAACGGCCAAGGGCAGCGGCAAGAGCCCGCTGGCGGCCGGTGTCGGCATGATTGGATTGACGGCAGACGGCGAAGCCCGGGCCGAGGTGTACGCCGCCGCCACCAAAAAAGACCAAGCCATGGTGCTGTTCAGGGACGCGGTGGCCATGTCCCAGGAGTCCCCCGAGCTGCGCAAGCGGCTCAAGCCGTCGGGTGTTGGTGAGAACGTTTGGAATTTGGCCTACTTCGAGAAAGGCAGCTTCTTTCGGCCGATCAGTGCCGACGATGGCCAGTCCGGCCCGCGCCCCCACATAGCCCTGGTCGACGAGGTGCACGAGCACCGCAACAACACCGTCGTGGAGATGATGCGCGCCGGCACCAAGAGCCGCAGGCAGGCGCTGATCTTCATGATCACCAACAGCGGCGCGAGCAAGACCAGCACCTGCTGGAACTACCACGACTACGCGGCCAAGGTATCCGCCGGCACGCTGGTGGACGATGCATTCTTTGGCTACGTGTGTGGCCTGGATGAGGGCGACGATCCATTTCGAGATGAGCGATGCTGGTCCAAAGTCAACCCCAGCTTGCAGGGTGCCAAACTGCCCGGAATCAAATACCTGCGCGAGCAGGTAACCGAGGCCCGCGGCATGCCCAGCAAAGAGGCGCTGGTGCGCCGTCTGAACTTTTGCCAATGGACCGACGCCACCAACCCCTGGATCAGCGCCGACATCTGGCTGGGCGCGGCGCGGCAATACGACTGGCGCGATTTGCGCGGCCGGCGTGCCTGGGTGGGCCTGGACCTGTCAAGCACCACCGACCTGACCGGCCTGGTGCTCTACGTCGAGCCCGTGGTCGAAGGCGAGCCCTGGAAGTTGGTGCCGTTCTGCTGGCTGCCCGAAGAAGGCCTGCAGCGCAAGGAAGAGTTGGACCGCGTGCCCTACCTGGCGTGGCGCACGGCGGGCTATCTGGAAACCACGCCGGGCAAGGCCATCAGCAAGCTGACCGTGGTCAAACGCCTGGCAGAACTGAGCAGCTTTTTTGACCTGCAGCTAGTCGGCTACGACCGCTGGCGCATCGAAGATTTGAAGGCCTTGGCTGCTGACAACGAAGTGACGCTGCCCGAAATGCAGCCATTCGGCCAGGGCTACAAAGACATGAGCCCGGCGATCGAAGCATTCGAAACCGCGCTACTCAACGGCCAGGTGGTGCACCCCGGCAATCCGGTGTTCACCTGGTGCGCCAGCAACGCCGTGACTGTTTCAGATGACGCGGAAAACCGCAAACTGAGCAAAGAAAAAGCCACCGGCCGCATCGATCTGATGGTGGCGGCCGTGATGGCGGTGGGCTGCGCACAAGGCCATGCCGCCGAGAACATTGACGACTTTCTTAATTCACCAATCTTCGCATGAACATTTTTAGCCGTTTGTCGGGTTGGTTTGGGCGTTTTGGGGCCATTGGGGACGGCGCGGGCGTGCAAAGCCCGGTGCCTGGCGCCTCGTTGGTCGACAACGTGGCCAACGTTGGCGTTGACGGCGCGCTGCAAATCAGCACAGTCTGGGCCTGCATAGATCGCCGCGCCACCATCCTCGCCAGTCTGCCGTTCTTTGTGTACAAATCGGTCGACGGCAAGCGCGAGCTGGCCCGCACCAGCCGCCTTTTTGAGCTGCTGCACGACTCCCCCAACCCGCGCATGACTCCGTTTGAGTTCTGGCGCGCGATGGTGCTCAACCACGATCTGCGCGGCAACGCCTATGCCCGCATCGACCGCGATGTCAACGGCGAGGCGCTGGCCATGTGGCCCATGCCGGCCGACCAGGTCGAGGTAACCGTGCTGCCAGACGGCGAAGTGGTCTACCAGTACACCTACGACAACGACGTAGCGGTGCTGGCCTCCGCAAGCGTGTTGCACATCAAGAACCTGGGCAATGGCACCACCGGCATGGCCAAGCTGGAATTCATGCGCCCTGCCACCGACGAGGTCGCCAAGTCACAGGCCGCCGCCAGCAAGGTTTTTGCCACCGGCGGCAAGCCCACCGGCATTCTGATGATCGACAAAGTGCTGACCCCGGAGCAGCGCGCCAGCATCCGCTCCAGTTTTCAGGGCCTGGTCGAGGGCGCCACCTCCCGGCTACTGGTCCTCGAAGCCAACATGAAATACCAACAGGTCAGCATGTCCCCCGAAGATCAGGAACTGCTGGCCACCCGGCACTTTGGGGTCGAAGAGCTGTGCCGCTGGCTCGACGTGCCGCCCGTGCTGGTGCACCACAGCAACGTCACCGCCTGGGGCACCGGTATCTTTGAGATCAAAGACGGTTTTTACACACTGGCCCTCGCGCCCCTGTGCGTCAACATCCAGCAGGCCGTGCGCAAGCGCGTCATGACCAGCCGCCAGCGCGCCAGCATGACCGCTGAGTTTTCGATGGACGCCATGCTGCGCGCCAGCATCAAAGACCGCTACGAAATCTATGCCAAGGCCGCTCAAAACGGCCTCAAAACCCGCAACGAGTGCCGCCAGCTTGAGAACGACCCGCCTGTGGCCGGTGGTGACGATCTGACCGTGCAAAGCAACCTATTGCCCATCGCTTTTCTGGGCAAACAACCCACCGGAGGCAGCAATGTTTCTACGCAAGACCCTCTCGCTAACTGACGTCTCCCTCAAGGCAGACGGCGAAACCGGCAAATTCAGCGGCTATGCCAGCGTCTTTGGTGGTGTTGACAGCTATGGCGACACCATCATCAAGGGCGCGTTTGAGTCAACCCTGAGAAACGCCAAGCCGAAGATGTTTTTCAACCACGAATGGAACATGCCCATTGGCAAGTGGACCGTGGCCAAAGAAGACAACCACGGTCTGTTTGTCGAAGGTGAACTCACCCCCGGCCTGGGCCTGGCCGCCGACGTGCGCGCTGCCATGAAACACGGCACGCTTGACGGCCTCAGTATTGGAGGTTACCTGAAGAAAGGCGATTACGAAGAGACCGAGGGCGGCCGCATCATCCGCAAGTGGAGCCAGCTCGCTGAAGTCTCCCCGGTTGTGTTCCCTGCAGACGGTGCCGCCCGCATTGACCTCACCAGCGTCAAGAGCATCGACTTTGAAAGCCTCCTGCCAGAGTGCAAGAGCGAAAAAGAAATTGAACGGTTGCTGCGTGATGCAGGGCTGGGCAAGTGGGAGGCGATGGCGATCATCTCCCGTGTTCGCGCAATTGTGAAAGGGAGTGATTCCCTGCAAGACCCGCCAACAAACCACGACGCGCTGATTCTTGAGCGCATTCGCAAGTTGTCAGCGTAGACCACGCACTCCCCTGCATCCAGCCGCCCCAACAGGCGGCTTTTTTCATTCCCGAAAGGAAATCATCGTGACAGACGCCATCCTCAAAGCCCTCGACTCTGTCGAGGCAAAACTCAAAGCCATGTCCGACAAAGCCGACGGCGAAGCCGCCACGGTAGGCAAAGTGTCCGCCGACACCAAAACCGCGCTCGACGCCATCGGCATCCAACAGCGCGAGCTGGCCGACCGCCTGTTACTGGTCGAGCAGAAGTCCACCGCCCCGGCCGAGCCCACCCGCGTCAGCTCGTGGGGAGAGCAGCTCATCAAAAACACCCGCTACGGTGATTTTGCTGGCGGCAACCTGCAAAAGCTGCGCGTCGAAGTAAAAAACACCCTTACCGGCTCCGACGCCACCGTTGCCCCTGATCGCAAGCCCGGCATCGTCTCCGGCGCAGTCCTGCCGTTCAGCATGGAGGCCCTGCTCCCCAGCATGCCCACCAGTTCCAACGCGATCGAGTTCACCAAGGAAAACGTCTTCACCAACTCGGCTGCAGAAGCCGCAGAAGGCGCCCAAAAGGCTGAATCGGCGCTCACCTGGACGCTGGTCAACATGCCAGTCTCCACCGTGGCGCACTGGATCAAGATCAGCAAGCAGCTCGCCGCTGATGCGCCCGCCCTGGCCGCCTACGTCAACTCGCGCATGCGCTACGGCGTCAACCAAAAGGTCGACATCCAACTGGTGGTTGGCGACGGCACTGCGCCCAACATCAGCGGCATCCTCGACACCGGCAACTTTACCGCACACGGCTACACCAACGCGGCCTTGACCGCCATCAGCGCCACCTTCAAAAAACTGGTGCTGATCCGCAAGATCATGGCCGACCTGTACACCGCAGGCTACCCGGCCGACGCCATCGTGCTCAACCCGGCTGACTGGGCCACCATGGAGATCGAGCTGTTCACCACGGCAGCCGGCCAAACGCTCTACAGCGTCAACGAAGCCGGCCAGGCACGCCTGTTCGGCCTGCCAGTCATCCAGGCCATCGGCATGGCAGCGGACACCCTCCAGGTTGGCCGTTTCAGCGAGGCCTACACGGTCTACAACCGCGAGGGCGTGGTGGTCGAGATGAGCGACAGCGACAGCGACAACTTCACAAAGAACTTGATCACCCTGCGTGCCGAGCGCCGCCTCGCGCTGGCCACCGAGAAGCCCGCCGCCGTGCGCGGTGGTGACCTCACGCCTGCATAAGCGCGTCAGCACCTCAACCCAAAAGGCCCACCACACGGTGGGCCTTTTTACTGGAGACCAGACCCCATGCAAGTGCAAATCCAATTCACCGCCTCGGGCAGCTCGTCTGCCTTTGGCAACTTCGCGCCCGGCGACCTCTTGCGCTGCAGCGAGGCGCAAGCGCGTCACTATGTCGACGAGGCCCGCTGCGCCAAGTACACGCAGCCGTCTGCGGCGCAAGACGAGCCAAAGCCCGCAAAAGCCAACCCAAAGAAGGCCGCAGTTAAGAGCAAGTAGCCACCCACCCCGCTACGTGAAACGCCCTCTCCCGAGGGCGTTTTGCATAGCACCGTCCACATCGCCACACCCACCTAGGACCGGCCATGCCAATCATCTCCTCCGACATCAAATACAAACTCAGCGGCGGCGCGGCCAACGCTGATCCGCTGCTGTCCCTGGGCGGCGCCATC